CCGTAGTGTATCTGGATTAATATGTCTATCGAATTTTTCTGTTTGAGAATCTATCTCAGGACGTAGTTCTAATTTTTCTGCAACGCCGCTACCCATAGGATCAAATCGTACAGCACCAATTGTTAATATAACACAATCTGGATTAGTACTTAATGTCTCCATATCTATCATTACATCATTTGCCATTAGAACTCCACACGTTATCTTTGTCTTTTATATCTTCTATTATATCACATCTGAGGTAATTAATCAATAGAATGGAACGCTTTTTGGGTAAATGCATTGGCATAGTTGAATGCATCAACCGAGTATTGTAAAACAATATTGACCCTTTAGGCATGTCATGTTGTTCTGCATTTTCTAAGAAGTATTCGTCATGTACTCCTTCATAGCAATCTTGTATGTTCCAATCTTGTTGATGACTGAAAGGGATAACTCCAGTTGCTCCTGTATCTTTGTCTAAGTCATCAAGTGGTATGATAACTTGTATGCCGCAGATGTCATTGTTTTCTCTTTTGTTGTATTTCTCAAATCGATGCGGTGTATCTATATGAGGGCCTACCCATCTGCTTGGTCCATTTATTGTTACAATATCACTTGCATAGAATGTTGCATCAGTTAAATGCTTTTTGATTTCAGGATAGATAAGTTCATGTATCTCTTTTACTTCGTCCCACTCGTCAGTTAGTTGACTCCACCATACAGCAATGCCAAACAGTTTCTTACACTCCTCTGCTTCTGCGTATTGCTTCTTATGTGTGGATGCTCTGACAGGGTAGAGTTCATCTTTTCTATCGTTTATACGTTCAATGAGGCTGTCTGAAACGATATCATTTATGATATCAAAGCCACGTTCATCATGTGATAGTTTAGATTTGTTACTAAAGATACGATCCCAATTATCTGCATAGGCTTGTCGATTATTTTTCTTACGTGGTGTTGATCCTTTACCTCCATGCCACTGGGTCATACGATCTTCTTTGTTGATTCATTAACTACATCATCTATATAGTTAATAGGTATTTCTTTTTCACCTAACATAGTAAATGCAACGAATAGTCCTACTAGTACCATTGCAATTATACCAAATATTGCTTTTCCTAACATATGTTCTTCTTCAGTCATCTCCACCTCGTCTCTAGCCATGTGCGTTCTTTATCTGTTGCTAAGTATATTCTTCTGTTTGTTTTTCTGGCATTTTTATTTGCATCATAATTTTCATTAGACCAACACCAGTATTCATTTAGATTTCCACCGTTATCATTATGTTGAGCAAGACTTGCCTCATGTATAAAATCATAGTCTTTCATATCACAACTAGGTCCATATGTATCCCAACACCAATCTCTTAATTTATTAAAGTCTATGATCTTTGTTAGATGAGGATAAGAAAGACCTATGGGAGAGAATCTTTTATACTCAGGCAGATGTGTTGCAGTTACCATCCATTTAAAGATATCATGGCCTTTAAATCTACCATCTAGTTGTGTAAATCGTAAGGATCCTTTCATTAGTATCCTGCTTGTTGCATGAGTTCTTTTACTTCTCCGACTACATCTAAATCACGTTTAAATTTAATCGCCCATTTCTCAGGATCGATATATTCTAATACCATCTTCTGTTGAATTTCATCTAACTTACCTAGAAACCCTGCACCAGACTCACTGTGATATAATGCCCAAGGAGAAATTTTTCCTGTTGTGACTTCATAACAGATTCTATTTGGGGGACCGAATCTAAATGCGTCTTTACTTTCTAAGTCTTCGTCTTTAGAAATTTGAATAAGAGTTTCCATACTACGTGCAATTGCATCTAATGGATCTTCTTGTCTTAGATATTCAATCAGAAAGTTTGTGTAGTTTTTATCACTTCTCCATGAATCAATTCTAATTTGATTCTTTAGCAACCAGTCTGCATATCGACTAATGTTAACACATCTAGTATTAACACAGTAATGACCAAACTTAACAAAGGCTAGATAGTAAGAACTTTTAGTAAAGTCCAAATACGTTTTTGTTTTTTTGCTAGAAGTATTCTTTGCATAGAAATTTAACCATGCATTAAATCCAATACGGTTGCCTTTGAGATTCTTATCTCCCCATCTGCGTTTATACTCACAGATGTGTTTGTCAATCGTACTTTCTTTTGCAAAAGAACGACCACAAAAATCACAACCAAATTTAGATTTAGTTGCCGAGTTCTTTTTCGTATTCTTCGATTTCATTATCTGTAACGAGTTCACTTAGTAATTCTACCTCATCAAATTTGAGTTCTGGAAACTTATCTGCTAGATACATTTTGCGTTTGTGTTGTTCACAAAATGCTGTTGCTATTTCAGTCAAGTCTCCTGCTGTTAGTTTAGGATATACTTTCTTATAGTAATCCTTAATGTCTTTGGGCTTTGCTGTATCTTTTAACTTACTAACCCCTGCTTTAATATGAGGTATCCATTGATGATACTGTTTACCAATGCCCGGGCTTGCCGCACATAACATCAACCATTGTAGTTTAGGATGATGTATGACGTTCTCATTAAACAAATGTGTGTTTGCATGATAGTCTACACTTTGCAAATAGTATTGTGATAACTCTCGTTTACCTTTTACAACACTAATCCAATGCACCATCATAAACGGAACAAACTTTCTTTGTTGTTCTGTTGTTAGTCGATCATAGTAACCGTAATCTTTTTTATCTATTGCCGCTATTGCCTCAAACAAATTGAAGTCTTGTTTTTCAAACTTTTCATCAACTGGTGTTTTAGTTCTAGCCAAAATAACCTCTTGCAAACCATCCTATTGCAATTGCGATAGGACCTATTATAAACAAATCAACTATCCAATGCAATGCGATAGATAGTGTTACAATTTCTTTCCAATGTAACTGACAAATATTCTTCCAATGTTTAAAAGACTTGACCATAATCCACTATCTCACAATTACGACTTATCTCCTTAACAAAATAAACACATCTTGGCTTAGGACCGTCATCTAGTGGTACACATAAGAACTGACCATTACGTAGTCTCGGTGCATACCATGTAACATCTGAATAGATGTCTACAATTTCGATCGGCAAAAAGTTAGGAGCAAACGATGATAAAGGATTGAATGAGTATACAGAAAATCCCCTATCGTTAAGACTTGATAACGGAAGTGTTTCTAAGTCTCCACCTTCTTCATCACCAATCAACACTTGCCAATCAACTGGCATCTTAATCTGCTTGTCACCAATCTGCAACACAACTGCTGGAGCATTGAATGACTCTAAAAAGATTAAGGGTATGTAATAGTAATCTACGAATGTAGGTGTAGAGTTATCTAAGATAGCAAATCGAAGGTCATCGATTTCTTCTGGTAATGTTTCTAAATTGTAGTACTTGTCTTCTAAAGTTAATATTCTCATGTTGTTATTATACTGCTCCTTGCAGGTTTATTCAAGTTAATCGGGGAAATCATTTGTATTTTAATTTTTCTACAACGAACGGGTAGTTTGCGTCTCGGTAAAATGCTTTACGTGCTGTTAGATGTCGTTTAGCAAATCTGCATGAACTTGTTATGTCCCAGATTTGAACAAAGTCTTTATCTTTTGCTTTACGAATGCCACGCCCGATAGACTGTATGACACGAACAAAACTCTTACCTGGTTCAAGGAGTACAAGATTAAAAATCCTAGGAATGTTGATACCAGTACTAGCCACGCCATAAGTAGCAACAATGATTTTATTATCACTAACGGCAACATCATCATATTCTTCTTTTCTGTCAACAACTTTCATTCCTCCTGATACAAATACTGCATCATCTAAACGTTCTACAAGAGCATGTCCTGCATTGATACGATCAACAAGAACTAAAGTGTTCCCTGATAAAGATATAGTATCTATGAGACTAGCCATCTTATCTAAACGCTTTTCGTCACTGAGCAAATGCTTTAGTTCACTTTGATAGTCACCGAACTCTTGTTCGTCTTGTAACTGTACAATGTTTACGTGACACTTAGCAAGTACCCCTTGGTCCTGCAATTCTTTTGCAGATAATTTATTAATAACAGGTCCCAAACTTACTTGTAAAGCAATGTTTTCATATCTTGCTTTGGGAACTGTTCCTGTAAGTCCCCAACGAATGGGAACGTGTGCCATGACTCCTGTTAAGAGTTGCTTTAATGCATCTGCTTTAGCCATGTGTACTTCATCTACTATCACACATACTACACCTTCTATAAATTCATCTATAGTGCATAGTGCTTCGCCTCTTTTAGTATTCTTTAATAGAATGTTTAAAGATTGCCAAGTACAAATGGTGTGTTGTTTGAAGTATTCTTTGCGATCACCGAAGTATACACCAACATCTAATCCCATGTTAATGTAGTCTTCTTCTGTTTGTGATACTAAACTTTTGTTTGGTACAATGACAATGCTACGACCGTAGTCTTCGACACTCTTACTGAGTGCGGCTGTCATAATAGTCTTTCCTGCGCCTGTAGCGACTTCTTGTATTGATTGAGGGTTCTTTAAGAACTCATTAATGACATCTACTTGATAGTCTCGTAGTTCAATAGACTGCCCCTCACAGACATGTCCTTTAGGCCAGAGAACCTCTTTAAACGTGTCTTGTTGAATCTCTGTAAAATCGAATTGAGTCTGATATTCTCTCATATCTTCTAATTCAATGGTGTAGTTTAATCCTTCTAGTATCGGAATGATATCTTCTAGTAGATTAATAAATGTGGAACCAGCAAGGCTACAATAACTAACCTTGCCGTTCCATCTTCCCAACTTAACACTGGGCATATACCTTGCACCAGGAACTTCAAACTCAAACTTCTGCATTAGTGCCCTACGAGCATCTAATTCAAGTCCATCAATCTTAAGATTGACTTCATCTTTGATCTTTAATGTTGCGATTCCTGGCATCTAATTAAGGCCTATATTGTAGTGTTAAGAAGTATTCTAATCCGCCTGCGGCGTAGTTAGGTACGAGTTCAAACTCTTTGTCTAGTATATCTCTTATAGTAAAAGATAGCAAGTAGTTCGGATATGCTTTCTCAATCTTGTAGTCTAACGAACTAACATCATCAAGCATTTCTGTACCGTCATATGCACCTGGCTCTCTATCGAATAGTCCTGTATATCTAAATGAGATATCATAACCACCTAAGTCAGTTACAGATGATACAACTACTTTGTATTTCGCAACACGGGGTTGATCACTATCTGTGTAGCCTAACATTAAGCCGACGTTTGTAGAGTTTAATCTTTCGATGTCATAACTGCTTCCATATCTTACACCTTGTGTATCATATGATCCAGTATTGACAAAGGAAGAGTCACTATAACTATAGTCGATTCCTTCAGAGAATTTGTATTTAAAGACGGTTATATTTTTATAACCAATCTCATAACCAATTGCTTCTTCAGGCTCTAGTGTTGGATTCGGTTGAGTCCAAGAGTCACCGTTTAACTCATATAGAGTTGGGTTACGATATGATGTACCTAAACTTGCGTACCAATCATTAAACTCAGTTCCTAAACGATACACGAATGCATCTTCACTTAGACGAAAGCCGACATCAAATGAGTCGAAAGACGTTAGTGAATATAGCGATACTTGATTCTGATCAAAGTCTGAATACTTCTCATACTCAACAGTTGCTCCTAGTAGTGTAGACCCAACTTGGTGTCTAGTATCTACATAGGCTCTTTCTGCGTCACTTTTAAAAGTTTGCACACCTTGTGTTTCATACTCAGCATCATTAAATGTATAACCAAATGTATAGTTATCATTCCTTACTGAGACGGTTCCTTTGTTTCCAGACTGCACACAATCATTTGTTTGTGAAAAAGATGCTGTATAACAATTATCGTAATCGTACTCATATGATGTACCCGATACATTTACTTTCCAGTCACCGTATTCTTTCTGACCTTTAAGTGTTAGATTGTTATAACTATCCTTTTCATCGTTGTCAGTTCTGACACTATCATTGTCTGCATCAAAGTAACTAAGGTTAACACCGTTACCTGTATGACTTACAAACGTACTACTACCTACTCTGATAGTCGATCCGTCTTTAAGATCATCAGTGATAAAGATTGCACCGCCTAAACTACCCGAGCCATATAAGACTGAGTTAGGACCGTTTACTATCTTTACTTTTTCATTACCAGTAGCAAAGTCATGGCCAAAGTCATACCATCCGTTTCCAGCATCGTTTGCCGGTACACCATTTCTGAATACACTAGTGTGTATTGTTTGTGTTCCTCTTTCAGTGTAACCAGAAAATCCACCATAGCCGCCTGCTTGTGTTGCTTCTGGCATGATTGTTTCTAATACGTTTACATCTGAAGATGGGTCTGATTCAGACTCATAGACATTTGCCCCAGTTATTATTACTTCCTCAATCTCTTGCGACTGAAGATTATTTGCTATTAACATTAAAAACATTACCGATACTAATAAGTATAGTGGCATGAAGTTAATGTGTACGTTTTTATCTAAATTATTCATTATGATATTTCTACTGTTCTCCTGTTGGTTATAATTATAATTTTGCCATTGCGATTATCGCCATGACATTGTTCGGGTTCTACAATCGAATTAAATTGAATCAGAATTGGGAGACTATTAATCTCTTTAGTGTTATCTTCATCAAATAAATCCTTTTGCATTTGCATTCTAAAATTATTCTTAGAAAGTGCATCTCTGCATTCTTTAAAAATATCATGACCTTTTGACCTGTCATACTTAGATGCTCCGATCTGTGTATGTGGGCTGCCACGTCCTAGCAGTATGTTCTCCACATTTAGTTTGTTGAGCCAAATACACCATTCTTCGATTTCATCGATATCGCATTCTACAATATATGATGAAGCAAACAATAGTTCAGGGTCGCCCTGAGTAATTGACTCATCTACTTTTATACCTAATTGTGACATTCGGTATAAACAGTTTGGGGTGTTGTCTAAGTTACAATCTTCTAGTAACTCATCTAACACTGTGTTTGAATTGACTACAGTGTATGTAGCCGTGTCTTGTACGTAGATCAATGTAGGGTCTTTGTACTCTACTGTCCTTGCACTTAACTCTGTTATGATATCTTTTACTTCGTTGTGATAAACAGTAGTAAAGAATCGAGGTAAAATCTCATATGCTAATCTCAATGCATGTGTAGTTGGGTTTGCTTCATATCTTTTTCGTTCAGCATTCCAGATCCAAGTCTGATTACTATCTATAGTATCATTAACAGGAAAGTAACTTGACATTTCCTTTCTGAATGATGAAATGAAATCCTTTTTAAAAGGAACTCTAATAACTAATTTATTTATGGAGTCGTCCCAATCAACATTTGCATTTGTGTACTTAGGTAAACTTTCTACAATTACACATTTCCAAGGTAGTTTAACTAGATTATTAGATTCGTATCCATTAGTTCCAAATTGTTTTCTATACTTGTGTAACAGTTTGTCAAACAAATCTGCTTGTCCAGATGTAATTTGTTTCTTGTCATGGGTTAATGATTGCATGTTAGAAATAAATTTGTAATCATAATGAGATAAACTAATGGAAGGAGTCATCATAAAAAAGATGACTTGTTCCTTGTGTGTAAATTCAATATTCATAACAGTATTATACTTCCTTCTATCCTTTTATTCTAATCGTTTGGTAATAAAAAAGGGGCGACCTCAGCCGCCCCCAACTCCTGACACAGAGTTATCTAACTCTCATACATGTACTTTCTGCAAGTACTTTCCAATTGTTAACACCTGTTACTTTGAACAAGTCAGCAATCTTAAGAGCCATTCTCATTGAGATTTCTCTAAGTTTACTTGCGTTCTCTTCCATGAAGTCAAAGATTTGTTGACCTTCATTATTTTCAAACTTGTATTCTCTGAATAATCCACCTTCAACATCTCTATCAACTTGCTTGATTCTGAGCATTTTGTCTCTCTCGTTGTCGATAGTAAGATCCAAGAAGTGACACCTAGATTGTAAAGCCTCTAAGTGATCTTGTAATTTCTTAGACTTGATGTTCTCAAACTTCAAGTTAGTAATGAAGATTGCACTTCCTTTGAATTCAAAACTGTTTGGGATACCTTCTCTGTTAAGAAGACTAGAGTCAGAGTTCCAGCAAATTCTTCTGCTTTTGCCTGAGTCAAGTGCCGCCTTAAGAATGTTAAGAGCAAGATCGTCCTGAAATACAGAGTCACAGTCATCAAACACTAAGACGTTTTTAGCATCAGAGTACTTGTAAAGAACTGCGTAAAGTCCTAATGCAGTCATTGCACCTTTGACAACTTCGTATCTAGTTCTGCTGTTAGTCAGTGCATCGAACAAAGAAGCCTTCTCCATTTGTTGCTCAACCCCGTAAGACTTGCCTACTCCAGGAGGACCTGAAACAATCATTGCTCTAACATCGCCTGCGATAGTAGCCTTAGCCATATCGTCAAGTATGTTGAATCTAGTTTTGATTCTATCCATTGCTTGATCGTCAGTCTCGGTTACTTCAGGAGCAAGTTCTACATTTGAATCTGCCATAATCGGCTTCTCAGTTCCCCATGTGATGTCGTTAATGTTATTCACTTTGATTTTAACATTAGCAATTTGAACTTGGGGGAACTTACCGTCATTTTTGACAGTAATAAATCCACCTCGTTTGCCTGTTGCATAACCTTTAACCAATTCAAATGATTGATTAATGATCGGTTGATTTCTATACTCGCCGTACTTTACTGTGATATTCTGTGTCATATTTAACTCCGTTGTGTCAGTGTGTCGTTATAATGTAATTATACTACCTTTGGGTAGCAATGTCAAGCCTTTGGGTAAACTTTTTTGTAATTATTTTGTTTACTTTTCTCTTTAACATACATGTATTATAACGCATTTTGGGTACAGAGTCAAGCCTTTTACCCATTATTTGCCCATTATTTCGCCTAATCTACTTGAATATCTTCCATTCCAGCAGTTCTTAGACGGACAATATGACCCATCTGCCACTGTTTAGCATCTAACCCTTTCATTATGCCCAGATACTTATTTCTAAGCAAGGCTATTTCATTGATCAGATACTCAAAGTCTATGACTTCATCTTCACCATCAACATACTTCTCAGCATCACGTGAAGTCAATGCCCTAGCATATTTCTCTAAGTACTTCTGAAAGTGAGTTCTGCGAATCTTACGTAGTTTGATGTTAAGAAGGTTAAGCACCGCTTCAACTTCTTGTAGTTGATTGAAACGATGCTCAGTTATGCCCGGCAGTGCTGATATATGTTTCTCAACATAACCAGATATCATACAATCCTTTTTGCTAGATATGAGTTCATTTTCGTAGTGTGCAATGAAGTCAGGTATTACTGACAAGTCATGGCTAATCCGAGTGTACCAATTCAAGTATTACTCCTAGTCCCAGTCATCATCAGTATCGTCATCCTCTTCTTCTTCCCAAACTTCGTCTTCGTTTTCAGAAAAGTATGATAATGCTTCCTTAATTTTTTTGTCACTGCCAAAGGCTTTTTTAATTTCTTGTGCAGTCATACCTTCATCGATCAAGTGATTTACAAGAACATCCGATGCTTCATGTATATCACCGTCTTCGATTGATGGCTTTATGATTTCCCATATCTTTGCTAGATCATTTAGGTTCATGTGCTAAGCCTCTTCCGTCTCAAGTCCATCTTCCTCAGTATTTACTTTGTCTAATGCACTTTTAACTTCAGTGTATTCAGCCATTACCGTATCTAAACAACCTCTTGCTTCAATGGCCATTTCGACCTCTGCATTTGCTTCCCAAGGCTTTCTGAACTGAAGAATCTCAGTACCATCTTGTGCGATGTACTTTAAACGATTCCCTTGCTTAGTTAACACGCCTGATTTCTCAAACAAGTCTACTAGACCCGAATAAGGATTCATACCTGTCTCATAAGGAATCTTCACTTGCACACCCTCGAAAGGTTTTGCATAACGAGTCTTCATTACTTTACAGCCTGCACGAATGCCTCTTACTTCTGAAATCTTATTGCCTGCGGCATCTTCTTTCAGTTTCATTTTCTTCATTGCTACTACAATACTTGATGCATAGATAAAGCCTTGACCACCAGAGATTTTATCATCTGGGTCAAACATATCTTGTGATGCATATGTATGATTAGTTGCAACAAGTCCAACGTTATAACTGCCGAACATGTTAACAGAGTTTCTTACTAAAGATGTAAGTGCTTTGGGCTTACGACCCATATCACCTTTCATATCACCTTTGTTAAACTGATCAACATCTGTCGGTGTTAACATCATACCTAATGAGTCAATTACGAATAACACTTTCGGACGTTCACCGTCTTCCATTGCTTTGTAATCTATCATAAAAGTTGATATAGTTTTTGCTACATCGTCAATCATACTCATACTAAGTTTAAGTAACTTTTCTGGGCTAGTATCAACTTTCAAGGCTTGTAGCCATGCTTCGTCAAGTGCGTTCTCTGTGTCAATTAAGACTACAAAGATACCTTGATCTTGTGCTGATTTAACTATGTTGCCTGCGGCAAAGTATGATTTACCTGCGCCTGATTCACCTGCGAACACAGTTACTTTTCCTAATGGAACGCCTTTATTAAAGTCTCCACTGATTAAGTAATTGAGTGCGTATGAACCCGTTGAGATCCAGTCTGATGGATCGTGAAACCCTACCGAAAGTCCTTCGATGGATTTGGTTATGTCTTTCCTAAATTTGGAAACGTCAAATGGTTTTGCCAAAATAAACTCCTATTGATTTGATTGCTTGTTATTAATTCTACTAGAGTTAGATGTCTTTTGCAAGATTTCTGGGCAGGCTTCTGCCATGTCGTCCAAATCATAATCAGCAGGGTAATGTCGTAGTGCCGCTCTCGCCCTATCTCTGATAAGACTCGGTACACGTGGAGTTTTGCCTGGATCGCAAAGTTCTTCTAATAATTTCTTCCCTTGTTTAAGGGCTCTAAATCTTTCGTCTGGTAGTGTCATTGTATTCTCCTACAAAATGGGGGAAGTTGCCTTCCCCCAGACTAGCAACTCTTATGAGTTGCTTTGTCTTGCACGAATCATTGCTAGAATGTCTTGTGCTTTATCGCTTGATGGTTCAGCAGTTTCTACAGGCGCCGCTACTGGAGTCTCTACAGCGGGTGCTGTTTCAACTACTGGGGTAGCAACTTGAGCAGGTGTCGCAACTGCGGGTGCCGGGGCACTTGAAGTTGATTCATCTACTTTTTCTGCATTAGCCGGTGCATCTACGCCGAATGGACGATAATAAGCACCGAACTTGTCAACATCGTATGGACGACCATCTACTGATGCCTCGAACATTTCTTTGATGACACGTAACTCTGACTCACTAGGCTTCTTAGGTAAGAAGTCTGCTAGATTGAATAGACCATTTGCTTCAATAGCCGCTTGTTCTACATCAGTTAGAGCAGATTCTTTTCTAGACCATGAAGATGTTGAATAATCAGCATACTGACCTTTTGTAGTCTTTCTGATATTAAAATCAAGACCACGCATTAAGTCAGTTGGTAATTCTTCGATCTCTGGATCCATCAATGAACTTTTGATAGTTTGAAAGATTTGAGGTGAAATAACAAATCTACGAATAGGATTCGCGGGAGTGTTGTCTTCCCCAATTGGGTTTTGACGTACAAAGCCTTGAAAGATGTATGAACGTTTCTTCCAGTATTTGTTTGCCATTTCTTTTAAAGTTTCGTCTTTATACCAAGGACGAACCTCTGCAAGTACGGGACAGTTTTCACCGAACATTTCCACGCACGGTACTTGAACTGTTACTTGTCTCACATTTGGATCACCTTTCACGCCATTAAACGGAAGTTTAATAACTTGTCTCTCTATCCAAAAGAACGAATTTTCTGGGTCCGCATCGGGTAAGAAACGTAGTGAGCAAGATGCTCCTTCGTCCATTTTCCAATGAGGGAATATCGCTCCGTCAGATGCTGGATACTTAGATCCGGATGATTTATTTTCTTGTGCCGCGAGACGGGCACGGATGTCTGCTAGACTGGCCATAATGATTTCTCCTGTAATATATGCCTAATTATAGTTCTATATGTGTTGTCGCAAGACCGAAGTCTCACTAGTTTAGTTTAAGAGATAAATCTCTAACACATGACTCTATTATACACTAATAAAGTCCTTTGTCAATATATATTTATGCCTAATTTACCCATTTGTAAAAAAAGTTATATAAAGAGTGCGATTCCCGTATGCTAGGGACTTGAGTAACAGCAATCTCTGTGATCAAATGATAGTAGAGTATTAACACTCCTTTTCGGTTCCCAAAACATAAATACTAGTGCGAACTAAACTTACGATAAGGAAACGATAATATGCATTTGAAACATATGAGAATCGCACTAATTTTATTTAGTGTGGGATTTGCCAGCCAAAATATTTCGGCTCAGGCAACTGGTACCTGTACAGCAGGGACTGAAAACTGTGAGGCTAGTACTAGTACTTCCACCACAACCAATACCTCTACAAACAACAATACTAACAACAGCACCAATACAAATACTAGTACCAACACCAACACTAGTACCAACGATAACACTAACAACAATACTAATACCAATACTAATACCAACTCTAATACCAATAACAACACCAATAACAACACCAATAACAACACTAATAACAACACTAACACCTCAACTAACAACAATACCAATAATAACACCAATAATAACACCAATACATCGACCAATACAAACAACAATACTAACTCTAATACTAATAACAATACCAGTACTAGTACCAATACTAATAATAATACTAGTGCCAATACTAATACCAATAATAACACCTCGACTAACACCAACAACAGCACCAATACAAATACTAATAACAATACCAACTCTAATACCAATAACAATACCAACAACAATACTTCTACTAGTAATAACACTAACAACAATAATAATACTAGTGATAGCACGGTGAACAGTACCTCGAATAACACGAATACCAATAACAACAATTCTAACATTGACCAAAATGTGAATTCTAATAGTACTTCGACATCTAATAATACCAACAACAATAACAACACCAACGACACTACCTCAAATAATACTAATAACAATAATAATACTAGCAACAGTACAAGTGATTCTAACGTAACGACTAATAACAAGTCAGAAAACACCAATACCAACAATAACAACAACAAAAATGAAAACATTAATAAGAATGAAACTAATCAGACTATTAAACAAGAGATAACAACTAAGGCACCACCAGCAAGTGCGATTGCACCGAGCATCGGGTCTAGTTACTCACAAGACTTGTGTACAACAGGTGTGTCAGGAGCGTTTCAGGGTCAAGTAT